ATTATTCCTTCTGAGCTTCAGTTTACAGCAGAGAGATTGATGAAATCTCAAGGCAGAACTGGAACAGCTGACAATGACATCAACGCAGTAGCTAATATGGGAATGATCCCACAAGGCTACGTGGTCAACCACTACTTAACTGACACAGATGCGTTTTTCATCAAGACTGATGTACCTAATGGATTAAAAATGTTCGTTAGATCACCAGTAAAAACTTCGATGGAAGGTGATTTCGAAACTGGAAACGTAAAATACAAAGCTAGAGAGAGATATTCATTTGGATTCTCAGACCCTAGAGGTATCTTCGGATCTCCAGGAGCAGCGTAATCTAATAACTTTTAATTAAGAAGGGGGCTTTCGAGCCCCCTTTTTTTATGCTAAAGAAGAAAGGCAACTATGAAAAACTTCCGTGTACAAATCAGAGCATATGGCTATTACGCGTCTTTTGAAATAGCCTCAGAGGATGAAGATAAAGCCTTTGAAAATGCACTAGTTGACAAACTAGGAAAAAATGATATAAAATGGGAGAAAGATGGATTTATAGACCATCGTAAACTATGGATAACCTACGAGGAGATCATAGATGCAAATGCACGTAAGAGACCTTTACAAAGCGAAGAGGGGTCTCGAGACAGAGTGGGCGGTGCAACAGCGTAACCACCAAAGATATACTTTGGATATGGTTAGGATTGACAACAAAATTAGAGAAGTTGTTAATCAAATTAAGCAAGAAGAGGCTAAAATAGCAAATCTTGCAAATAAAATAGAAGACGCTGCACCCGAAGTTTCTGTAGCTACTTAGTAAAAAGCTACATCTTGGATAAATTTCAAACCAAAGTACAGGCTCTCTTGCACTTTATTAAAATCTGTTATATAGATTAATCACTATACATAAAAAATAAACATAGAGCGTGGACGCGTATAGTCGACTGCCCCTAGGGACTACGTTCTGATATTCTAGGAGGAATATTATTATGGCAAACACAACATTTACAGGACCGGTAAGATCGGAATCAACTGTAAAAGTTTCAACAAAAAACACTACAACTGGTGCACATACAGATAAAGTGGTTGTTGGAACAAATTCAACTGGAGACACTTCAAGCAACACAGCTGGATCTGTTGAATTAAAAGCAGCATCTACAAACACGATGACTCTTCAAACGTACCAAGCTACAATTACTGTGGCTGATGGTGCTACTACAGGTAAAGAAGCGTCTATTGGAATGCCCGCAAACTTTGCACCTTTAGCTATTGGTGTGAACGTAACTACAGCATCATCAAACGCTGTAAACTTGCAGGACGTTGGAGATGATGCAGACACTGATTCTTATTTAGACGGTGCAAGTATCGCTGTTAACTCTACAGGATTCAAAGGTATCTTTGGATGTAATGGAGTTAGAGGATTAGGAACTGGAACATCTGGTGCAACAGGAACTGCTGATGAAGTAGAAGTTGTTCTAAGTGGTGACCCAGGAGGAGATACAGTTATAAGATTAACTTTTATAGGTATCTTAGGAGCATAATTATTAACTTTAGTTACAGTGGGGGCTTTGCCCCCACAGTTTCTTGATTAAGGAGGGAAACGATGGCAGACACAGTAACAGGACCTACTATCTTGCAACAGAATGACAAGAGAGTAACCATTAAAATAGTAAATCAATCAGACGGAACAGGCGGCACAACTGTATTTGCAGATGTATCTGCACTTGCAGCTAACGTATCTGGAAAAAGTCCAACACATTTAACACTACAAAGATTGTGGTATTCTTGTTCAAATGGTGATGGAAAGGACTCTTTTGCTCGTTTAGACTATGAAGATTCAGATGGAGATATTCCAATTGTAACTTTAATAGGAGCTGGATATTGGGATTTCAGAGAATTTGGTGGAATTCCAGCAAATACCTCATCTAACTCAAATGAAAACGATGTAAACTTTGTTGTACCAGGTGCAGCTGATTCTGGAAATACTTACACAGTTATTGCAGAGTTCTTGAAGAATTATTAGGAGGGTAACGGATGGCCAATACAACTTCCGGCACAGTTACTTTCGATAAGGGTTTTGCAGTTGATGATATCATTGCAGAGGCGTACGAACGAATAGGTTCACAAGTAACTTCTGGATACCAGTTAAAATCAGCAAGAAGATCTCTCAACATTCTTTTTCAAGAATGGGGTAATAGAGGTTTGCACTATTGGGAAATAGGTGACACAAATATTGATCTTATTGAGGGCCAAGCAGAGTATTCTTTCTTTAGATCTAGTGATGATGGCACTTCGGCTGTAACTGTTGGAGGCACAAGTGGCTCTAGCACGTTTGGTTTAGCTGATGTACTAGAGGCAACATTTAGACAAAACAGAACACAAACAACACAATCTGATTCTGCTTTAACTAAAATAGATAGATCAACATATTCTGCAATTGCTAATAAATTAACAAAAGGCACACCAGCTCAATACTTTGTGCAAAGATTTATTGATAAGGTTACAGTCACTTTATACCCAACACCAGATTCATCAGCAGCATCAAAAGATGTTCACATTAATTTTGTTAAAAGAATACAAGATGCAGACTCCACATACACAGATGCAACAGACGTGCCATTTAGATTTGTGCCTTGTATGGTATCAGGATTAGCATTTTATTTAGCACAAAAGTATGCACCTGACAGAGTTCAAGCGTTAAAACTATATTATGAAGACGAGTTAGCGAGAGCGTTAGCAGAAGATGGTTCTTCTACAAGCACTCACATAACTCCAAAAAACTATTACCCGAGTATTTAATTATGCCAAAATATGCAAAAGCAATATCAGATAGATCAGGACTTGAGTTTCCATACGATGAAATGGTTACAGAGTGGAATGGTTCTTTTGTTCACATATCTGAGTATGAAGAAAAACATCCACAGTTAGAACTTAGAGCTAATAGAGGAGCAGAACAACAAGGTCTAAGAAATGCTAGACCTCAAAGAATAGAAAATGAAGTTTTAATATTATTAAAACCAGATGCTTTTGAAACTATATCAGCTAGTTCTGGAATTATAAACGTAGCAGAACAAGGGCACGGTAGATCCACTGGAGATACAGTGAGATTTAGAGGTGCAAGGCACACAACATCAGACCCAGATGGTTTTAAAAATCCGAGAGATTTTGATGGTATTACAGGATCAAATATAGCAAAAGCTGCTGGTTACTCGATTACTGTTGGTAAAAGAGATTCTAGTGGAAATATTGCAAACACAGAAAATTTCTACCACTTTACTGTAGACACAGATACTGCTACAACAGGTGGAGTATCAGGAGGAGGAGAGGGTTGCTCGTCAGGACCAGTAACCTTAACAGCATAATATGGCAGGACTAAGCGCATCAGGACTAAAAACACAAATAAGAAGTTATACTGAAGTAAGTTCTACAGTTCTTTCTGACTCTGTTTTAGAGAATATTATCTTAAATGCTCAATATAGAATATTTAGAGATGTCCCAATAGATGCTGACAGAAAAACATCCACAGGTAATTTTACAGCTGGAACAGGCACTGTGCTTGTGCCAGCAGGAGCTGTGTTTATTAGAGCAGTGCAGGTTTATACTGCAACTGGATCTACGTTTACAGGTGCTAATAGTTATCTAGAAAAAAGAGATATAACATTTTTAGAAGAATATATTTCAGCAACTACATCTACTGGAACACCAAAATATTACGCAATGTTAGATACAGGAGCAACTGGAGAGAGTTCATCAAACTCTGGATCTATAATTGTATCACCAACACCAAGCGCAACTTTTGCATACAAAATACACTACAACGCAGCACCAGCATTATTAGAGGGTGATGGCACTAATTATATTAGTATGAATTTCCCAAATGGTCTGCTATATTGTTGTCTAGCAGAAACGTATGGTTTTTTAAAAGGACCTGCGGATATGTTACAATTATACGAACAGAAATATAGACAAGAGGTTGAGAAATTTGGAGGAGAACAAATTGGTAGAAGACGAAGAGATGATTATACAGATGGTACAGTCAGAATCCCAGTCAGATCACCAACACCGTAAGGAATAAAATATGGCATCAACATTTTCAGATCTAGGTATAGAACTAATGGCAACTGGCGAAAACGCCGGAACTTGGGGAACAAAAACCAACACTAACTTACAAATTGTAGAAAAAGCAATCGCTGGTTATGTAGAAAAATCTATCGCTGGCGGTGCACAAACAACAGCTTTAACAATTACAGATGGTGATACAACAGAGTCTACATCTGTTGCAAGACACGCCGTTATAAAATTAACAGGAACTATTACAGGTAATCAAATCGTAACTGTTCCAGATTCAATAGAAAAAGTTTATATTGTAGTAAATGGCACAAGTGGTGCCTCAACTGTTCAATTTAAAACTGCATCAGGAACAGGTGTAACTTTTGGTGCATCTGATAAGAGCACAAAATTACTTTTTTCTGATGGCACAAATATTGTTGACACAAATTTTAGTGGAGCAACAGACTTAGATGGTGGAGTATTAACACTTGATGCTGATGCTGATACAACAATTACAGCAGATACAGATGACCAGATAGATATTGCAATAGCTGGTGCAGATGATTTTAGATTTACAGCAAACACATTTACAGCTTTATCAGGAAGTAGTGTTGTTATACCTGATGGTGGTTTAACTTTAGGTAGCACTGCTGTAACATCAACAGCCGCTGAACTTAATATTCTTGATGGTGTTACTTCAACAGCAGCAGAATTAAATATTCTTGATGGTGTAACATCAACAGCAGCTGAATTAAATATATTAGATGGAGTAACATCCACAGCTTCAGAATTAAATTTAGTAGATGGTATCACAGCAGGAACTGTAAGTGCATCAAAAGCAGTAATAGTAGACTCTAATAAAGATTTAACTGGTCTTAGAAATTTAACTATTTCTGGAGATCTTACAGTATCAGGTGATGATATTTTTATGGCTACTAATACTGCAGGTAATTTATTAATTGCAGATGGTACAAACTTTAACTCTGTGGCAGTAGGTTCATTATCGGAAATATCTACCGTTGCTAACGATGATGTATTTTTAGCAGTTGATACTTCAGGTGGTGGTCTTAAAAAAATAGCTAGATCAGCAGTAGTTGCAGGACTTGCCACATCAGGTGCAATATCAAATGTAGTAGAAGATTCTACACCACAATTAGGTGGTAATTTAGATATGAATGGTAACGATATTGTTACCACATCAAATGCAGATTTAGAGTTAGCGCCAAATGGCACAGGGCACGTAACTATTAAAGGTAATACCAATCAAGGTACTCTTCAACTTAATTGTGAAAATAATTCTCACGGTCAACAAATAGTAGCTGCACCACACTCAGAAAGTGCTAACAATGTTTTAACTCTTCCTAGTACTGGTGGTGATGCTAGATTAGTTTCAACATCTTCAACTGCAACATTAACAAATAAAACACTAACAACACCTGTTATCGCAGAGATAGATAACTCTAGTGATATCACATTAGACGCTGGTGCTGATATTATTTTAGATGCAGGTGGTGGAGACTTTAATTTTAAAGTTGCTGGAACAGAAATTTTAAGAGTAACGAACTCATCAAGTGATGTTATTATTAGACCAGTTGTTGATGCAAAAGATATAATATTCCAACAAAGAGATGGAACAGAGGTAGCTAGAGTAGAAGACAATGGTACTTTTAACATTGTAACAGATAAGTTAGCTATTAACGGCACAGCAGTTACATCTACAGCAGCAGAGCTAAATATATTAGACGGTGTTACATCTACAGCTTCAGAACTAAACATATTAGATGGCGTTACATCTACAGCAACAGAGCTAAATGTTATGGATGGTGGCACATCAGCTACCTCTACAACATTAGTGGATGCTGACAGATTAGTCACAAACGATGCTGGAACGATGAAACAGGTAGCATTAACAGACGTTAAAACATATTTAACAAGTGCAGGATTTAGTACAGACGACCCGACTGCACTTGCAATTGCATTAGGGTAAGGTATAAAGTAGTAGGAGGATATAAATGGCAAACACGTTCAAAGTAGTAAATTTTGCAGCAGAACCCAATTCAGCAGGCACACCGTTTACGATGTACACTGTAGCTAGTAGTACAACTACGGTTGTTCTTGGTTTGATTCTTGCTAATATCCACACAACTGCAGTAACTGCAGAGGTGGAATTAGTTAGTACAACATCAAATCGTGCTGGTGCAAATAACGCTTCAAATGGAACTTCCTTTCTTGTAAAGGATGTTAACATCCCTTCAGGAACTTCACTTGAGTTATTATCAGGTGGTAAAGTTGTATTAGAGGCTGGAGACGTTATAAGAATTGATTGTTCTGTAGCTGATAAACTATCAGGCACACTGTCTATAATGGAGATAACATAAGATGGCGTATATTGGTCCTTTACCTGCAGAAACATTTACATCATTTGCAACTCAGGAATTTTCAACGAGTGCTACAACCTCCTACACGTTGGATCACCCAGTTACAAATGAGAATGAACTTGCGTTATTTATTAATAACGTAAGACAACAACCTGGCTCAGGTAAAGCGTACACAGCTAGTGGAACTGCACTTACATTATCTGCAGCTACAGCTAGTACAGATACAATGTATGCTGTATTTTTAGGTAGAGCATTACAAACAGTTAATCCAGCAGACTCTTCAGTTGGAGCATCTCAAGTTGCAGATAATTTAATTTCTGGTAAAACAGCTTTGGCAGCAACCCCAGCAGATACAGATGAACTTTTAATATCAGATGCAGGAACATTAAAAAGAATAGACTATTCTTATGTTAAAGGAAATCTTGTAAAACTATCTTCAGCTACTGCCTCAAACTCAGCAAACATAACTTTTGACAGTTCTGTTATAACATCTACTTATAAATATTATCAAATTCATTGTATTGATGTTGTTATTCAAACAGACGGTAATAACGTTGTTATGACAATTTCAACAGATAATGGATCTAGTTATATATCATCAAATTATCATTTTCTTCATAATGTTTCAGACACAGGCACTTCCACTAATGCAGTTGAGACAAGATATTCTTCATCAGACTCTTTAATACCTGTTTTTGGTATAACTAGTGGAATGGGAAATTCTGGGAACGAACAAGGTTTTGGTATAATAGAATTATTAAATCCACATAGTGCAAAAGCAAAACTTTTTAGATACAATTCAACTTATCTAAATAATAATGGTGAGTTAGCAGAAAATGTTGGTCACGCTATGTACAATACAACAAGCGCTGTTAATAACATCAAACTTGCACCTGAATCAGGAAACATAACATCAGGTTCATTTATTTTATACGGAGTGGCTTCATAATGTCATATATAGGTAAACAACCAGTAGTAGGAAACTTTCAAAAGTGTGATGCGATATCGGTCGTTAATGGTCAAGCAGCATACAGTTTAACAGTAGGCAGTGCAGCTGTAAGCCCGGAAAATGTTAACCATATGTTGGTCAGTCTTAACGGCGTACTTCAGGCGCCCGGTGACTCGTTTACGGTATCAGGATCTACACTTACCTTTGCTAGTAACTTAGCAACAGGTGATGTTATAGACTTTGTTATTATTTTAGGTGATGTACTAGATTTAGGCACACCTTCAGACAATAGTGTATCAACTGCAAAACTAGTTGCAAATGCAGTAACAGCTGCTAAATTTAATGCAGATGTAATCTCAGGACAAACTGAACTAGCTGCAACTCCTGCGGATACTGATGAGCTTTTAATAAGTGATGCTGGAGTAATTAAAAGAATAGATTACTCTTACCTTAAATCTACACCAGGTGTAGCGTTATTATCTACAACAGATACAGGTAGTTCAGATGTGACAAATATAGATGTCACATCAAATATAGATAGCACATATAGAAAATATATGGTTGAAGTTCACAGATTAAGACCAGGAACAGATGGTAATTATTTAAGACTACAACTTGCACAGGGTGGATCTATTGTAACAAGTAATAATTATGATTGGGTTAGAACTCATCACTATGAATCACAATCTAGTCAAGATGATGATAAAGGACAGGGTGAATCACATATAAGACTAACATTTGGAATTGGAAATAATTCAGATGAAAATTTAAATAATTGTAGGTTTTTTATTATTAATCCATCTCTTACAGATTTATACACTGCAGTTACTTCTCACGCAGTCGCCGTAACTGAATCAGATGATTTCTCAAGCACAGAAACTGCTGGTCAACTTAAAAGTACAACAGCAGTAGATGGATTTAGACTTAGTATGAGTTCAGGTGACATATCAGCGAACTGTATAGTAAAACTTTATGGACTTAGTTAGGAGTAGAATGTGGCAATATCTAAAGCAAATTTTAACAGTTTCAACGTTACTCCCACAGCGAGTAAGTTTATAACATTTAACTCTAGTAATAATGGGTTAGCTGCGGATGATGTTGGGGGTAGCTTAGTTTTAATATCTACCCAAACGGCTAGTAGCAGTGCTAATATATCTTTTACGAGTGGCATAGACTCCACTTACAAAGAATATATTTTTAAGTTTATTAATTGTCACCCAGCCACTAGCGGTGCAACACTTGCATTAGCTTTTAGCACAGATGGTGGAAGTAATTATGGAGTCACGAAAACTACTACTGTTTTTGAAGCATATCATAGTGAATCAGGTTCTAATGGAACATTGTCTTATGATGGTGGTGTTGATAGAGCACAAGATACAACAGGACAAGGATTAAATCCTTTAGGTGTCACTAATGACTCTGATGGAAGTAGCTCTGGCACTTTACACTTATTTGACCCAAGTAATACAACTTTTGTAAAACACTTTTTAGTACAAAATATGTCTTTGTCACAAAATACAAGTGCTCAATGTGTTCACGCGTTTTTAGGTGGATATTTAAATACAACAAGTGCTGTAGATGCTGTACGGTTTTCAATGAATACAGGCAATTTAGATAGTGGAGTTATAAAATTATATGGCGTTAAGTAAATTTAATTTTAATAGTTTTGATTTAACCACAGTTGCAAGCACAGGGTTAGCTTTTAATTCTAGTGCTAATGGATTTGATACAGCAGCACCAGGTGCTATGACACTAATTTCAACTAACACTATATCTTCAGGTGTATCCTCTTCAAGTTTTACTTCAGGTATTGATAGTACTTATGATACTTATTTATTTAAGTTTATTAATTTACATTTTTCAGCTAACGATAATGCTTTTTTTGTAAAGTTTAGAGATGGTGGAAGTAATTTTGATGCAACAAAAACTACAACTTTCTTTTTTGCTCAACATAAAGAAGATGGTTCAGGTGGTGCAGTAAGTTATGATACTGATAGAGATTTAGCACAAAGCACAGGTGGTCATTTTTTACATTTGACTACACTTTCTGATAATGATGCTTCTAATTCAGGAGAGATGTTTTTATTCAACCCATCTTCTACTACTTTTGTAAAACACTTTATAGCAAGAGTTCAAGGTATGAGTGGAGCGCCTAAAACTGTTGATGCTTTTACTGCTGGTTATGCTAATGTAACTGCTGCCATAGATGGAGTAGAGTTTTCTTCATCTTCTGGCACAATAGATTCTGGTGTAATTAAAATGTATGGGATTACAAAATAATGGCTCTTAATAAATTAAAATTTAATAGTATAAATGTTACACCTGCTGCTAGTGAAGCCATAAGATTTAACTCAAGTGCTAATGGTTTAGAAACAGCAAGTGCTGGAGGTTCATTAGTTAAAATTTCTTCTACAACTATTAGTTCAGGAACATCAACTGTATCAATTACTTCTGGAATAGATGGCACATACAAAGAGTATCTTTTTATCTTTAATAATTTTCATTTATCTAATGATAATGCTCAACCAGGTATAAATTTTTCTGTTGATGGTGGTAGTAATTATAATGTAACAAAAACTACTACAAATTTTTCTGCATCACATACTGAAGGTGGTAGCGGTGCTTTATTGGGCTACAATGGTTCTTGGGATTTAGCACAAAGTACAGGTGTTCAATATTTAACCGCTGGAACTGGAAGTGATAATGATCAATCTGCTTCAGGATTTTTACATCTTTTTGACCCTAGCAATACAACTTTTGTTAAGCATTTTATTGCTGTTATGAACTCAAGTACAAGTGATAATACTTCAATGAATCTTTTTATAGCTGGATATGGTAATACAACATCAGCTATTAATGCAGTTCAGTTTTCTGTAAGTGCTGGAACATTAGATGCTGGCACAATAACATTATATGGAGTAACCTAATGGCTTTAAATTTTTGTAACAATAATTCTTTATCAGCTATAACTTCGATACCTGCAGCTATTAGTGGTGGTTCTTTAAATTTAATTTCTACACAGACAGCTAGTAGTAGTGCAACAATAGATTTTACAAGTGGCATAGATTCAACTTACAAAGAATATATTTTCAAGTTTATTAATCTTCACCCAGCTACTGATAATTCAAAACTTTTTTTTCAAGTAACAACAAATGGAACTGATTTTAATACCACACTTACTAGCACATATTTCATAGCAGACCACGATGAAGCTGATAGTTCTACGACTCTTAGTTATGTTAATAGTGATGACCAAGCACAAGGTACATCATTTCAAAGAATTAATGAGAGTACAGGTGCAGATAATGATGAATCAATATCGGGAATGTTACACTTATTTGACCCAAGCAACACTACTTTTGTAAAACATTATATAGCGGAAAGTTCATCAGCATTTGAAAAAGAAACTCATACATTTACTGCTGGTTATTTTAACACAACATCTGCTGTAACAGGAGTGCAATTCAAATTTGGTTCAGGTAATATAGATTCAGGAGTTATAAAATTATATGGCGTTAGTTAAATATAATAATAGATCAATATTAAATGTAACTGCTTTAGATAGTATAGCAAGTGGTGATATGAATTTAATTACTACAAATACAATATCATCAGGAGTATCATCATCTTCTTTTACTTCTAGTATTGATAGCACTTATGATACTTATATTTTTAAATATATTAATATGCATCCAGCTACAGATGCCACTGAATTACAATTCCAAGTAAGCACAAATGGGGGAAGTTCTTATGGTGTAGACATTACAAGCACAGCTTTTCAAGGTTATCATTATGAGTCAGGTGGAAGTCAGGGAGTTGCATATTATACTGCTGACGATTTAGCACAATCAACAAATTTTCAAAATCTTTGTAATAATGTTGGAAATGGCAATGATGAGAGTATGTCAGGCACTTTATATTTGTTTAATCCTAGTAGCACAACTTTTGTTAAACATTGGATGAACAATAGTCATAGTTATTCAGGTGGTGATTTTGCTTTAAATGGTTTTCAAGCTGGCTATTTTAATACAACTTCTGCAGTAAATGCAGTTCAATTTAAAATGACAGGTGGCAACATAGACAGTGGTGTAATTAAAATGTATGGATTGAGTAAATCATAATGAGTATAGTAACTTTAAATAATAGAGCGTTAAAAGATGTAACAGCAGTTGGTAGTATAACAGGACTTGGTGATTTAGTTTTTATATCAAGATCAACAGCTAGTTCATCATCAAGTTTAAGTATCACGTCAGGCATTGATAGCACTTATAAAGAATACATATTTATTTTTAACAATATTCACCCAGCAACAGATAACGTAGAATTTTTAGTTAATTTTTCTATAGATGGTGGCAGTAATTACAATGTTACAAAAACTTCTACTTATTTTCACGCTTATAATAATGAAGCTGGAGATAGTACATCATTAGGATATTTTACTGCAGGAGATTTGGCACAATCCACCAACTATCAACCAATTGTTAATCAGGTTGGTAATGGTAATGATGAATCTGTTAGTGGTTTTATGCACCTCTTTGATCCTAGTAATACAACTTTTGCGAAGCACTTTATCTGCACATCTAATTTTTATGCTTATAATAATTACACACAAAATCCTTTTGTAGCTGGATATGCTAATACTACATCGGCAATAAATGCTGTTGATTTTAAAATGGAATCAGGCAATATGGATTCAGGTACAATAGATTTGTATGGGGTAAATTAGGCTTTTACAACTATATGAAATAGTATATAAACAAAAAACAAGGAGAACAAATATGCCTAGATTCAAGATGGTTAACGGTGAGCGTATTCAGCTTACAGCTGAAGAAGAAGCAGCTAGAGATGCTGAAGAAGCAGCTTGGGAAGCTGGTGCTTTAGGAAGAGCACAAGCTGCTTTAAGAGCTAAAAGAAATCAGCTTCTAGCAGAGACTGACTATTACGCATTATCTGATGTAACAATGTCGGATGATATGAGAGACTACAGACAGTCGCTTAGAGATTTTCCAGCTGGAAAAGACACTGTTGATAAATGTAATAACGCTACTTGGCCGACTAAACCATAAGGCATAGGAAATCACTATGCTGCAAAAAGTTAAATTTGCGCCTGGATTTAATAAACAGGTCACTGCTACCGGTGGTGAAAGCCAATGGGTTAACGGTGATAATGTTAGATTTAGATATGGCACACCAGAAAAGATTGGTGGTTGGTCACAACTAGGTTCAGTTGCCATAACAGGTCGAGCAACAGCTATTCATCACTTTGTTAATACATCAGGTATCAAGTATGCTATCCTAGGGACAAACAGAATTTTGTATGCATACTCTGGAGGTATATTTTACGATATACATCCTATTAAATCTACAACATCTTTATCAAATGCTTTCTCTACAACTAATGGGTCAAAGACTGTAACACTTACCTTTGCATCTGCACACAACATAAATAAGTTTGATATTATATTATTAGATACTTTTACAGCTATCACTGGTTCTGATTTTGGTTCTGGAGACTTTACAGATAAAAAATTTATGGTGACATCTATACCAACAGATACAACACTAACAATAGAAATGGAATCAAACGAGTCAGGATCAGGTGCTACAACATCTGGTGGTATTCGAGTTCAACACTATTACCCTGTGGGACCAGCAGTTGAGGTTGCATCAACAGGTTGGAGTTTGGGATCTTGGGGTGGACAACAAGCAGGACAATTTACATCTACATTATCATCAGACATCAATGCATCAGTAACAAGTTTAACAATGGCTAGTTCATCATCATTTCCATCTTCAGGTACAGTGTTGATTGGAACAGAATTAATTACATA